GCACACCGAGCACATCGGCGGCCGCTGCCGCGTACACCTCACAGTCGAGGTAATGGTTATCCGCGTGGCTGGTTTTCTGCACCCAGCGCAGACGGGCGTTGCCGCTGCCGGTACGCTCCGTCACCTTATGTTCTGCGGTGAGCTGCTCTGCATACTCGCGGTCGATGCCCTGAAACACCATGAACGCGCCCTGCCCGTTGTCTTTGCGCAGGCGGCTTGCGATCATGTCCTTGTACCGGCCGCCGTCCACCAGAACGAGCGACATGCCAAACGCCTTGGAGCCGGTCTTATTAACTGTGGACAGCTTATAGTGGTTGAGCATGGACGTTGTGCCCTTGCAGGGCAGGCACCATTCCGCGTTGACAGCGGCAAAGTCGTACACATCGTCGGTCTGGTCGCCCGAATCGATCAGACACAGGTCAACCAGCATGGCCGTGCCGTCCTGCCGCTTGTATTCGAGGTTCATCACCCGCTCGATGTCGGCAAAGCTCCACGCCTGCCCTCGGGTGACAAGCTGCGAAGTGAGGAAGTCGCCCCAGGCACGCACGGTGTAGTACAGGCAGTTCTCCTGCACATCGACACCGGCGGTCAGCAGCTTCGCCCAGTCCGGTACGGTGAACTCCGGAAGACTGGTCTGCCGGTCCATGACCAGCTCGGCGCTGGTTTTCAGCTTGGTGTCCTCCCACGGCTCGGCAAGCCATGAGTTGGTGAAGTTATGCAGCGCCTCCGGATCGTCTTTCGCGGCCATGAACGCCTTGGCGATCTCGGAAAAGCGCGTGAACGGACTGTACAGCGTGTTCATCCAGAACGCAACGCTGCGTGCCACGCGGGCGGTCTTGCGAACGTCGCGCCACTCGCCCTTTTTGAGCATTTCCATCTTTTCGGCATCGTTCAGAACCGCGCCGCACGCCTGGCACACGTAGAACGCGCACTCGGCACGGTCGGCATCCGTCATGCCGTCCTCTTTGCCCGGCCACTTGATCTGCGCGAATTTCAGCTCGATGTACTCGCCGCAGTGCGGACACGGCACAAAATAGTGACGCTCCACATCTGCCTCTTCTTTCGCTTTCCAGATATGACCGGTTCGCAGGGTCGGAGTAGAGCACATATAGATTTTGCGGTTCGAGAACGTCTTGGTGCGCTCGGTGGCAAGGCTGATCGGGTCGGCCTCCTGCCTGCTGGCTCCGGGGTACTTGTCTACCTCATCGAAAAAAAGAAAACGGATCGGCTTAGATGCCAACCCGCTCGCGGAGTTTGAGCCTGTCAGGCTGATATACATTTGATCGAACTGCAGTTCCAGCTTGGTGCTGCCCTTGGCGCGGAATTTGTGCCGCAGCTCCGGGCACGCCTTTATCATTGGGCGGATACGGTTGTCCGAGGTAAATTCGGCCAGCTCATCCGTCGGATAGACGATCAGCGTCGGTGCTGCGTCCTGCGCGACCACATAGCCGAGCATATTGTTCAGCGCCTCGGTGCCGCCGACCTGTGTCGGCTTGCAGAACACGATCTTCTCGGTTTCCCAGTTCGTGAATTCGTCCATGATGCCCGTGAGATACGGTGTCATGTCGTTTCGCCACGGTCCGGGCATATGCGAGGAACGGTCGTCAAGGATGCGTGAACGCTCTGCCCACTGGCTGACCGTGATGTCGTCCGGCGGCCGCAGCGTTTCCAGCGCCGCATGAATGTAGTCCGGAACTGTGTACCGCCGAAAGGTGTATTTGCGCTTTCTCGGTGCCATCAGGAACTATCCTCCACGGTTTCCTGCTTACCGGCAACGACAAAAGCATTCAGCATGGTGTTCACCTCTTTGGAGAGATTCTTTTCCACGCCGCGCACGGTAACAGGGTCGGCATAGCCGCCGATCATGCCGCCGACACGGTTCGGGATCGCAAGCACGAACTTCTTCAGCTGCACAAAGAACCGCTGGTAATCCAGCTGGACTTCCTCGACGGAAATATACTTGCCGGACGCGATCTCGGTCTTGAGGCGGTGCAGCTCACCTTGCGATTCCTTGAGCGCGATCTCTGCCTTGAGCTTCTTTTCCTTGAGGGCAAGCTCCTTGTCTGAGCGGGATTTGCCGTAGGCTTTGTCGCTCAAATACTTGATGTAGTCCGTAACCGTCGGGAGCAGGTCGAACATACGGCCTGCGTGACCGGGTATCTTCTCGGACTTGATGATGCCCTCCTGCACAAGCTGCTGCACGCGGCGCACGCTGACGCCGAACACGGCTGCGATCTCCTCCGGTCGTTTCCAATCTTCGCTCATAACCTGCGCCTCCCTTCTCAAAATACCCATACTAATGTTCGTTTTGTAGCGAAATGCCTAAATTTTTTCTCGTTTTTTGGACAAAAAACCCGGGCCTCTTTAGCCCCGCTGCCCGCTGACCCCCGGGAAGTACCTTGCGCCTGCCCTGACACCCTTTTCACCGCTTTCGATATGTGCGGCGGCTTGGTTTGTCTGCGACAGTGGGCGCAGTGCCCGGGCGGCTGGGATGCGATGGCCTGTGCCCTCTGCCATGCAGCGAGCCGAGAACATTTGAGCAGGTAAAGGAGAACAACCATAGCGGCCTATCTGTCACTCGCTGCATGACACGGGACACAGAGCAAAAGAAAAGAGAGACCTGTTCAGCCTCTCTCATCTATGATGACATGGGGGCCGCTCTTGCGATTCCTCATGCCCTTGTTACTACGATACTATTGTACCACAGGTGAATGTCCGATTGTGTCCGGAGTTGTCCGGATTTTGCAGGGCGTCACGGATACCCCGCCCTTATCATAGGGCCACCCTGAAATTGCAGGGCACCCTTGTTTTTCATGGGTACAGATAGCTCAAATTCATGTACCCATGTTTGTGCAGTATGTCCATTGATATTCATGTGCCCATGTAGTATACTATAATCAAGCTAAGGAAAGGAGGACACGCCAATGGGCAGACAAAAGAAAAACGGCTGCAAGAACTGTCCCGTCGAAAAGATCGTTCTTGCAACCGCAATCCTGAACCTGGTCAAAGTAGTGATCGAGTTAATCGACCGGCTGACCAGCTGAGGAGGGAGGGCACAAGCCCTCTCCCCTTACAGCATACACAATTTACACTGACCTGTCAATACAAAGGAGAATGCCTTATGATGGATACCCTGAACATCGTGCTCGACCTCGTTCTGGTCGTGCTCAACCTGACCGTTATCGTCCTGCTGCTGAAAAAGAAAGGAGAATGACACATGGCAACCAAAGCACATCTGGAGGGCAACAAGCGTTACCTTGCCAACAAGGTCGATGAGATCAAACTGCGTGTGCCAAAAGGCCGCAAGGCCGAGCTTCAGGAGATCGCCCAGCAGTCCGGCGACAGTCTTTATCATCAAGGCCATAGATGCCTATATCAACCGAGCCGAGGAGTAATCCCCGGCTCTTTTCTTTACTCGCTGCTTAGCGTGATGTCGTGCTCCTGCTCACCTGCTGGCTTTTTGTCATTGCTTTTTTCGGCATTCTTCGATAAACTGAATATATCATTACTTATAAAAATGGCGGTGAATTGTTATGACTTCTTCGAATCGTCGAATGCTAGTTGTCGGAAATGGCTTCGATTTAGCACATGGACTACCTACAAGGTATCAAGATATGCTTGATGCACTATCTCACGATACTGCCTCATGGCTTTCACTAGAAGATCGTCAGCGTTACAGTGATAATCCCTTTATTAAGTATTTCAGCAAATATAAAGATTTGCCCGGTTGGACTGGATTTGAAAATGAAATACAAAGAATCGTGAACTGCTTATGCAAAGAGTATAGCCGTATTCTTCCACCAAAAATTCAGGGTGATATTGAAAGTTTTTTCTTTGATGTTCGCGATTCTTGGCAGAGCCATGATACTAAGACCATGTGGAATATATTACAGCGAGATCTTGATGAACTGATTTCGTATATTGATGTTTACCTCAGCAAATACATCCCCAGTCAACTGCCCAAGGCTCTCTCAACTGACTCGCAGTATCCTCGTTTTGTCTACAAGCGTCACTATGACTATTTCTTATCGTTCAATTATACCAATACATACTCTGATTTTGGTAAGATGATGAACGATGGAAACGGCATAGTCGTTCCAACCGAAGATCAGTTTATCCACGGCTGCTGCTCTGCTATTGGTGCTTCTCAAAACATCGTACTCGGTATAGAAGATAATGATCCTTCCAACCTCGATACAATTTACTTCAAGAAATACTTTCAGCGTATTCAGAAGAAAACCGGCCGTGAAGTTTTTGATTGGTTTGATAAAGAAATTTCTTCTCCCAAGCCGATTGTGACTAATATATTCGGGCATTCGCTGGATACCACGGATAAAGACATACTGATGCTTATATTGGAAAAGTCGCAGTATACCAACATTTATTACTATAACCAAGCCGACTACGAGCAAAAGATTATCAACCTGGTACGTCTGTATGGCTCACCCGAAGAATTCACCAAACGATATTACAATCACAAAATTCGTCTGTGCGACCAAATTGCCGAAGATGAACAGCTTCCCGACTAACTCTACAGCTCACGCAATTCGCGTGGGCTGTTTTTCTTTGTTGCTGTCCGTAATGCCGTAGCGCCACACGAGGTAGCGCTTGATTTCTTTCAGATACTCTCTCATTTCAGGACTATACATTATCCGTCCAGCCACCTGTTTTCCAGCGCGCAGAAACCATATACCGCGCCGCAGGTCAGCGCGATTAAAGCAATTTTCTTCATTTCTGTTCCTCCAAATATTTTCTCATAATTCGGACCGCCACCCGGCAGACTTCGTCACACGCAGCCACCATCTTTTCGCGGCCGTGCAGACCGCCGTAGTATTCGATCGCTGCCAGCTCCTCGGCTGTCGTTTCCGGGTCGAGGATGCGGATTGCCTGGTTAATCGTCATGGTTGGTCCTTCTCAAATCAGTCTTAAAACATAGTCCATAGTCCTAATATCAGGAAACATAATCCAACCGATCAGATTCGCCGCCATCAAAAGCACACAGGCCAACGCAAATAGCCCTATGGTAATAGCCGCTGTACAGATGACATCCGGATAAATGCAGAAAGGATCTTTTTTCACACACTTATGACCCCAAACAGCAGCGATAGTGCACAGCAACACCAGAAATGCAAGAGCGATTACGCCCACAGCATTCACCATAATCCTGTAATGTACGATCTTCTGCATCATCTCCGTGGAATTATCAGCAACAATCCCCAGTTTGTCCTCAACAGCGTCAAGCACCGCATTCACATCATTTATGTTCATTGTTTTTCTCCTGTTTTTTCATCTTGCGCATCGTC